GCACATCGTTGCCGAGCGTAACCGCGTGCGTATAGGTGCCCGTGCCAATGTACTGAAGCGTGTAATTATATTGACGATAGGCAACTGTTGTATCTAGATATTCGGTTGCGCTCACTAGCCAATACTTTCCAATTTCTAGAATGAATCGAGCCTGCAGAATTTCGCAAACTTGCTCAAGTGCTGCCTTGCAATCCATCATGTTGTTTTCAGCATATTGAAAAGCAGCAATGTCAGTAGCTTTGATGTCTTTAAATTGGTCGTAATTGTCTACAAAAGTATTTACATCAACCTGCAAAAGATCAATGCCTTTGCGTGTAGCATCCAAAGAAAACGGCGCAACAGCATCACGAAAATAATCTGTATTTGCACTGGCAACAACCCAGTAATCTTTAAGCGCCAACTCATCTAGGCACCGACGAAATAACTGTGCTATAGTTATTTTGCCATCTGTAAACCACGAAGCTTGTACTTTGTAACCGCTTAAAAGCTCCAAGCCATCCACAGCGCCCAAAGAAATAATGGGCTTAGCTTCTATGGCTTCACGTTGGAATGTCATTTGATCCGCAAGAACTCGGCCGACGTGGACCAAAGAATTATCTTGATAGATAAGCACAGCCCAAAATTGTTCTGATGTTGTGGCAATTGCTTTGAACTCGCCCAGTACTGTGTTGGATGGCATAACCCAATAAGATGTACTGCGTGAAGGTCTGATAGCATTTTGATAGAATGTATCGCCTTCCCCATCGCGTTGTATTTCGTAGCCATTGCCCGCAAGTTTTAACTCGGTGCCCGACGTGGTGCTACCGCTTGGCGCATCCCAAATTTCAACGCGGTGTAGTTTGCCCGTAACCGAATAAAACGAACCATAGTATTTCCTTGCCATTATCCTCTTCTTGAATCTTTGTTATATCGTTCCAATACTATCGCCAAATCGCGACCCTGTATTGTGGTGCTAGCAACAAATCCGCTTTGCTCGTTTGTGTTTAGCATCCCCTTCAATTTATCCAATGGCGCAATCACTTCAGGGTTACTACTTGCCCCTGGGTACTCACCTACCAATCCCAAAGTCGGACCGCTCACAATTCCTCCCTCAGCAAATGCCGTAGGCTGTGGCCCTTTGTTTAGCATTCCAGTGATCACCGCAGAGCCCGCAATCAATGCAACACCCGCAGCAGCTGCAAGCACAGGGTTTTTAATTAGCAATTCCTTAAAAGCCTTCGACGCTGTGGCCGTTGCAATCAATGCTTGCCCGAATGATTTCATAAATGCCGCAACCGCTCCCAGTAATTTCTTGCCAAAATCTTGAAAGCTACCAATTTGCCCCGTCATAATATCGCCCAATAATACTCCGAACGCTTCGAGTCCGTCAGCAGTCAAACTATTAAAAGCCTGGTTAACGCCTTCCATTGATTTCGCAAAACGCTCTTCATACTCTTCCTGCTTTGCGATTTGGTTTTGCATCGCATAATCTATCTTTACAAATGTATGCTCAAGTTTCTGCGGTGCCTTAATATCTATAGGCGCAGGATCTATTGTTTTAATTCCTTGGCGTGGGCCACTGGCAACGGTTTCAATTTCTGTTGCCTTCAATTCATTCCTAGACTTTTCCGCCTCTAACTGTCTTTGTGCTTTGTACTTTCTAAAGTTTTCTAGACGCTTATTGTAGGCGTCTTGATTTTGCTTTAAAATCTCGGCTTCGTGCTCTTGTTGTTTGGCGGCCTCGGCTGCGTTATAATTGTCTCTCTGTATTCTTAATACGGTTAACGCCGTTTTAGTATCATCAATTATTTTGCCCCAGTTCTCTTTATTGTTTTTGCCTAGGTTTGCGCGGGCTTTTTGTAGCGTTATATTTAAATTTTGTTCCTGTAAAGCAAAGGCGCCTAATTTATTGCCCTTTGCCTCCATTACTTTTATATCGCGCTCGTTTTTGGCTATTGTTTTATCGAGCGTTGTATTTAATCCTTTCAGCGCGGCATCAGCGGGAAAAATTGCGTTCTTTAATTTGTCAAAGTTGGCAATCAATGCGCCAATCCCTGCAATCGCAACGCCAATTCCTATAGACATTAAGGCAGTTCTAAAAGCAAGAGTTGCCCCTGTTGCGCCTCCCGTTACTAATGTATAAAGTTTAGTGGCCGCTGTAGTTATTCCAACACGCACAGCGCTCTCGGCTTGCAATGCGTTTTGAATTGCTTGCACTCCATTCACCAAAGCAATGGCGCCCTGAAGCTTAACCATTGTTTTTTGTAAATCCTCATTCTCAACTCCTGCCAATGCAAGTGCGCCCTCAACGGCACCAAAAGCCCCGGCAACTGCCTGAACTCCACCCAATACCGCATCGAGGCGTCGGGTATCGCTTGCAAAATACCCCACCTCTGCCCTGGCATCGCCTATGCTATCTTTTATCCTACCCGCTTCACGAATAAACTGATCTGCAACTTTGCCAAACTCTGGACCCAATGCCCGGGCTTCCATCGCCAACTGAGTCAACTGCCTAACAGTTCCCATCGTTGGGTTACGTGTTGCTATGCTTGCTAACTTTTCCTCAATGCTCTTCGCACTCTTTGCAACATCGGCAGACATTTCACCGCCTGCCTTTTTGATTACTGATATGGCATCATTAAAGCCCTGTCTGAGCTTTTCAATGTTTGCGCCAATTACTATATTTAACGACCTTGCCATGCTTACAATTCTATTTTATAACTATCTTCTTGCAATAAATAGGCGCCATCTTCGAGCAACAAATAACTGGCACCAGATGGCACTGGCGCGGCATAAATGTAATTAATTATAAAGTCCTGAGCAACGTGGTAAATCCCCGCAAATCCTGCCTCATCTTCAACCAAATGCACCTCGCCATCAAACTCAATCGCCTGGCAGTATACCCCATTAAAAGTATCTGGAAAGGTAGCAGCTTCAAACGCGGCCCGAACCTGCGCGGCTGTGTCCATCGCATCGGCAAACGTGGCGCCAAAACTACTAACTTGCACCCTTGCAAAGTCTGTACGGCTGTGGCTTGTGTTGGTAGGGCTTGCAATTACGCTAACTAAATTATAAGCGATTGCAGGAAATGCAGACTCTTGCGGAATCCGCAAAGGATTTAAGCGAGTGGAAACCAACGCCGTAAGGTCTGACGCATTGCTTAAAATGTTATATACTATTTTTATGGGTGCGCTCATGCCTTGGCGTCCGGTGTTAATTTATCAAAGACATGCGAATATAGTTTAACCGCATCCTCAATACTAATATAGTCGGATTCCTCCCATGGAAATGTTAACAGCCTTTTCGGTTCGATTGGCTTTTTTAAGTGTGGCGCCATACCCGTAGCAACTGCCCAGCGGGTGATCTCCCATTGGTTTCTGTACTGCTGTTGCTGCGCCTCACGCATACCCTCCAATTTCAGCCGCCAAAAACGTGGCGAGCATTTCCAAAACTCCTGCTCGGTTAAATTCAATTCGCCGTAACTGATGCGCTCAATCTTGCGCCAAGTTAGCGGTGCGCCGTCGCCCTTGGCTTTTACTTTCCCTCTGGCTCTTCGGTGCTAAAAAAGTCACTAACGGCCTGCGTAAATCCATCCAATGCAGGGCTCAACTCTGTAAATCTTTTAACCGATGCGCCCAATTTTTGGATCGTGGGGTATGGCGTTTTTTTGCCGTCGGCTTCGTAGCCTTCCAGAATCCCATAGAACGCGCAACTTAGTGCGAAGTCCATAGATTTGGCAAGGTCTTTTTGCAGGTTTAGATCTGCGAAATTTTCCATCCCAGCCAACTGCATCACGTTGCGCAGGCTGTTCATGTTAAACAAAAGGGGGTGCTGAACACCCCCGATGATAATGTGGCTCATGCCACAAATATACTAAAATAAATTATGAAACGGTTCCGATAGTCAAAGCGCCAGTACCTTGCAAAGTTCCTGTAAAGGTTGCTTTGTCGTTGTTAGGTGCGCTCAATGATAAGCTACTAAAGAAAGCGCCGCCTGTGAATTTTTCATCTCCTGTTACATTGGTAGTCATTACAACTGTTAATTGAGTGCCCGCAAGCAAATCAGTTAACAAATCTTTGTAAGACAATCCTGTTGTGCTTACAGATGAATCGCCTTCAAAAATACCTTCAACGTTCAAAGTGTAGCCATACTCGCCCGCGATAAATTCTTTAGCGCCTGCGCTGTCTTTGTTAGTAACGTCGATCATATCTTTAGAGATATCCATCGAGTGGGAAGTTGCGTTTGCAATTTTAGTCAAGGTTCCGCTCACATCCTTGTAGATGCTTATGAGCGTGCCGTTTACTGGTCCAGTAGTTGCCATGATTATTTATATATTAAATTATTTTTCTTTGCTAAATCGGCAATGATTTGATCAACGCCTTTCATTATGTTTTCCTCTACGCTTGTGGCGTTTGAATCGACAGCCCTTTGCATAAAACGCACCGGTGCGATGGCGCCTGTGTAACGGCCTGTGCTCGATTGGATTCGCTCAACCGTGCCGTATTCATACATCACGCCCAGATAGTTATTGTAATACTCCTTGCGCAAGCCAATCAAAGCCTTATCGTAGTTCTGATTATCCTTGCTATTAATAAAACCTATTGAGTCCCGCAAATCGCCTGTATCGACTGGCACCAAAGATTTTGCCGTTGCGATAATTGGGCTCGCACTTTTCTTTAAAACTTGCTGGAGCTTACGACTTTTCACACTGACCCCCATAGCCTTTAAGGCTTCCAAGGTTTCAGCGAGTCCGTCGATTTTTTCCATTATTGCGTTAATTCGGTTTGTAGTTTCAAATATAGATTGCGCTGAAGGTTTGCAATGTTAACAATGTTGTGCGCTCCATTGTCATCAACCACCCTGTGCTTAACGCCTACGGCCGAATCGTAACGGATTGTATAAAACACAATTTGCTTATGCTCGCGGCGGTCTGCGTTTACATTCTCTGCGCCACTTTCCTGCTCAACACGCTGCGCCCAGGCGGTGGCGTATTCCGTCCACGTTTGCAGCTTCTCGCCTGTGTTTGTATCTATGGTTTCGGTGTAACTTTGCAGGCTCACCAAAACGTCCATTAACCCCGCATTCATTAGATCATGATTTGGATTTTGTACGGATCGAGTAGGTAGTGGAAGCCGAAATTCATTTCGCTGTTAATACTCCCCGCAATGATGGCCTGCCTGTTATCGTAATACTGAGCAACCAACAAAAGCGCCGCGTGCTTAATCGTGGCGGGCATGATGGTGTCGGGATCTACAGATGAAGTGCCAACAGGATTAAAGCCCTCAGAGATTTCAACAATGTACTTAATTGTATCATCGGTAATGGAGGATGGGGTATTTTCAAAAAAGATATTTCTGCTATACCCGCCCATTGGATCAGGTGAAGCCAACCAATCGGCAGAATCAAAAGCAACAACTGCCTGCGAGTCGTTCACATAGCTCACGGAGTTAATAGCCAAACAACGCGTGTTTAAGCGCAGATAATTGCCCGAAGGTATATTGAGTCCATTCACAGGATTAATGAGCGCAGGCTGGCCTGTAAATGAGTCAAACCCATATTTTGCCGTCCCTTTGCGAATAGAGTAGCCCAAATAATTACTGCAGGCATCAATTGCCATAGAGATAAGCCCCGAAATGTAAGTATCATCTGAGGAACTTGTAACCCTTAAATGGGTTTTTGCATCTGCCAAACTGAGGTAATCAGTGGCGGCATTTGCGAAGGCGGTATATCTACGGCTGACAAACATTATTCTGCGTCTAATTCGGTTTCAGGGTTTACTGGCTTTGCCTTTTTGCTAGGCTTGGCTGGTGTCAATACTGCAATCTCTTCAGCAACGCCCGCCTCAATTAAGAGCATGGCCTGCTTGGTTTCCATTATTACTTCTTCACCTACGTTGTAACTTAAATTAAATTGGCCCGTTGGGTTTGCTGTAAATCTCACTTTCATATTGGCCCAGGGGCGATGCAGTCAAGATCACCCCCGGCACTCGGTATTTAATGACTCCGAGCAGTCAAGTTATTAGGCTACGATGTCCTTACAAACTGCAAAGGCAGTAGGCTGCAACAAGTTGCAATCTAAGTAAGCGTTCAATACAACGTTAGTCAAGCCA